GAGTTCAAGCTCTCAGGTAGAGCAAGGACAGCGTATTGCTCCTCAATAGTACGAACCTTTTCGGTCAAGACATCAACCTTGACACGATTTGGGACGTACCGCTGAGGGACTTTACCCTGTCCCCGCTTGCGTAAGGCCCTAACGATCTTGAGAGGACTTATCGTCCAAGATCTCACTGGTTCAAGCCCCATCATCAGACAGTAGTCAGATGATCTGGCATTGATAGCCATCTCTTCCAAATCGGAAGGAGAGGCCCCAATGATTTCTCGGGCTCCAAGGCCCTTCAAGGTCGCTAGGCGCTCCACAGCGGAACGATGAAGGACTCGGTAGGAGTGGGAGAAGATATCGCCGACGTCACCGACGGCGAGATCCCTCCACCCTACAGAGCCAATCATCGTCCAGACGCGCGACAAACTATCCAGTTCTAAGGGTTTCCCCTGGAGAACTGTGTTGTAAATCGCTCGTCTGGCCCACTGAGGAGCAACCTGACGCAGCTCCACCTGAGAGTAAGGCTTAGGAGCTGGCAAGCCAAAACCACCCAAGTCACGAGGTAAGCAAGGAGGGAAACCCCTCTTTGCTGCCCAGGCGACAACTCCAGGATGAGCGCCAAATCCAATTTGGCGGATCAACCTGTGATTTTTGGGATGCTTTTCGCAAGCCAGAGCAATGGTTGGACCCACGGTGACCCACCAAGGAGCGAGGGAACGATCTTCAGGCAAATGCCCTGGGATCGTAACCAAGCCACGAAGTGGGAAACCGATAGGCCCTTCCATCGCCCCCAATCCCCAAGGGACGAGCGTGAACGACTTAGTCCAAGTAGCCTTACGGGAGCCGCCAGGTGGTTGTGCAGCAACCTGTGAGTAAGTTCTCACAGCCTGCTTAGCACTAACACCTGGGCGGACTCTAGTAAGCCTAACTTGGCGGTTCTGTCTCTCTAACGGAATATTCACTCTGGAGACCTTAAAGACCTCCTCGGTAAAGATGCCGTAGAAGAGCGAGGATAAGTGCTTTGAAGGCCCTGAGAACTTCATACCCGTCAAGGATATGTTGTGCTCATAGGCCTTTCGAACACTTACCTTCCAGAACCCGACTAAGTCATCACCACAGATCCTATAGGGCTGGGGTCCTAAGCCTTCACTCTGAGAGGACTTGGATCGTACTGAAGCGACAGCGGAGTCGGCACTCCACATATTAGCCAGGCAAAGGATGAACCAAGTTAAAG